TGAGCCAGATCTCTCCGCTGCGTTTCACGGCCTTGGACATGTTGCTCATGTAGATGTAGGTCTGCATGTCAAGGCGCTGCTGGATCATCTCCACCGCTTTGCCGGAGATATTCGACACCATCTTATCAGCGCCCTGCTGATTGCCGAGAAGGTCTTGCATGTCCTGCTCTGTGATCTGCAATAGCGCGGCCATTGCAGGCGGCAGGTTCGGGGCTTTGGTGTAAGCGGCTGGCCCGCCGACCACCTGCTGGCCCATTGCATCCGTCACCGGGTTGATGAGCAGATACGGAAAATTCTTGATGTTGTCCTCGGCCCACATCATCTGATGCCCTGCGATCTGCTCAGGCGTGAAAATGGGCTTTTCGACAGTCGAAAGCGCGGAGATTTCACCGAGCTTGGACAGTTGCATGTTCTTCAGGCGCTGCGCGTCTTTGGCTAGGCGAACGTGGCCCATGCAGCGCTCAACGCCATCAATGAACCAGCGCTTGCCATACATCGGCACGATGGGAATATGCTTGCCAGCGATGTAGCCGCAATCTTCCAGCACCGCATTGCCGCTCAGAATGTACTTTCGCACGCGCTTGCGCTTGACCTTCTTCTGACGCACCTCACGCGCGCCGGTGGCCTGCAGTTCCAAAAGCAGCTCGTTTTCGTCGGCCTCTAGCTCGGCGTCCGTGTAGCGTTCTTCTTCACCGTCGAGCTTCTCATAAATGCGGACGGTTTCGCTTGTCTCCTCGATCCTGTAATACTCGGCCACATAGACCAGATCAGGCGTTAGCCAGTCGAATTCATGCTGAAACACATCCTTAGGCCAGCTACTAGGGTCATCGCCCCATTCTTCAGCGTATGCTTCACGGGTCATCGCGGTTAGCACATAGCACCGCTTGGCGTCTGCCTTGTCCTGGCGCTTTGCGTTCAGATCAAAGAAAACGCACGAATCAGCGTCGAAGATCGGCTCAATCCGAATGCGCTGCTTCTCGTCGTCCTCGTCTTCCTCGTCTTCATAGACTGTACGCAAGCGCCATGCACCGAATCCACCGCCTACGGCTTCCTCGAATGCGTTGTCGTATGCTTCATTTGCGCTCGAATCCAGCTCATCGGCGCGATAAAGCCCGTCGCAAGTATCTGCCAACTTGTCATATTCTGAGTCGCCATCTTTCGGCACAAAGTCAACCGTGATGCGGTTGTTGCGGTACTCGTTGATGATGCGAATAACGGCCAGGTGAATCTTGTTCACCTCAAAGCGTGGCTTGCTCTCGAACTGCTCGCCTAGCTGGCCTTCCCACTGCGCACCGCTTAGGCTATAGAACCGGCGGTCTTGAAGGCATTGCATGCGCTCATCGCGCAAAGCCGATTGAATGGCATCGAATTCGGCCATTGCCTCGCTGTGAATAGCTGCCCACTTTTCCGCTTTGCTGCGTGCCATAAAAAAGCCCCGAAGTATCGGGGCAGTTTATACCACATTGGAGCGATTATCTCCAAGCGGAGACAGTCGGCACAGCATGAACCATCTGCGGCTTGGCGGCTGGCATCCTCTGAACCAAGTTGACCGCATCGAACATCGGGTCCAACTGGTCGTCATGCGCCCCAGCAGGGAAGGCTGCAACCTCGGCCAAAAAGTCGGATAACCAAGGTGCATCTTGCGGCAGCATGACGTTTCCGGCTTCGATAAACGGGGCAGCGTCGTGCGCTCGGCTGATTTTGTCCTTGTTGCGTTGCACAGGCACCACGGGAATGCTTTCGCGCCGGAGGGTCTGAATCAAGCCAGTTCCGGACACCTTGTCCTCGACGTACATGCCGCGCAGGGTCGCTGCTTGGTACAGTGGCCGAATGTCATTCAGGTGCTTGAGCCAAAAGGCGCGAGCCTGCACCAGCAGCTCTGGAGCCTCCCACTTGCCGCGAATCTGGTCGATCTTGACGGCCTTGCCAACGGTCGACCGTGCCCAGCACTGCAAAACCGAATAGTCATTCTGCGTGGCCGTTTTCTGGGCCGTGTCCACGGTGATGAAGCGGAAGTCCATCGATGGGATGAATGACCAGTAGCCGAACCAGTCGGTGTTGATGATTCCGCCGCCTCGGGGTGCTGGCCGCTGCTGGAGTTGTCCGGCCGTACCATAAGTTCCAAGGGTCTTTTCCAGTTCAGATACCTGCACCTCACCAAAGCGTTCTGGAAACATCAGCTCGCCTTCCTTGGTGCGCGGGTCAGTCCATCCGATGCTGGTGGTGCACCGGAGCTCCGGCTCGAAGCGCATTGGGATGCAAAGGTGCGTGTATGGCAGGCCCATTTCCTTGATGACGCCGGAAATGTCCTTCTCGTTCAGGCGCTGCATGATGACCACGATCGCCGACTTGTCGGAGTTGACACGGGTCGGCAGGGTTTCGGTGAAGGCGATGCGTGCAGCCTCCAGCTTGGCTTGGCTGTTGGCGTTGTCGGCGCTGATCGGGTCGTCCAGGATAACCCTGTCGCCGCGCACGCCGGTCATGCTGGTGAAGGCTCGGGCCTGACGAATGCCCTTGCGGGTATTCCCGAACTCGCGCTTTCCGTCCAGGTCGGCCAAGAGGTCAAGCGGCCAGAGCTTCTGGAACCACTCGGACTTGATCAGGTCGCGGCAGCGTCGGCTGTCACGGATAGCCAGCTGCTCTTCGTGGGCCGTGCCAACAAAGCGCATCTCTGGCAGGTTCCTTGGCCCCCACTCCCAGGCTGGCCAAATCACGCCGGTCAGCAGGGACTTCATGGAGCCGGGTGGCACATTCATGAGCAGGCGGTTGATGTCGCCCTTGGTCACAGCCTCAAGGTGCAGACAGATGGCGTCGAGCGCCCAGCCCCACTTCAGCTCGGCAGCCGGTTCAAGCACGCGCCAGGCACGCTTCACAAACTCGGCCAGGCTTCTCCTGCACAGCTCGCGCTCAATGGCCAGCAGGTCAGCTTGCGTCAGTTGCATCTTTTGCGGCCATGATTTGCGCCAGCACCTCGGTGCCCAGCTTGGAAACGTCCAGGGTGGCCACGGCAATCGGTGCGCCGTCCTTGCCAGTGATTTCGTGGGCCTGAACCTCTTTCCAGCGCATCTGGGTTTTGCTCCACCAGATGGCTGCGGTGGTGTCGCCTGCCATGACTTTCTGGAATAGGGTTTTCCCTACCTGTGCATTGGCCTTGGACTTGCCGGACACCAGCTCGGAGCTGAAGTGTGCGCGCAGCGTGTCGACGTGAATGCCGTCCCGAATCAAGACTGCGATCTGCTCGATGGGAAGGCCGTAGCCGCTGAAGGCTTCGACCTGTTTGCGCTCTGCATCGGTTGGTTCAAAGGCTGGGCGGCCTGCGCCTGGGCGAGCACCGCCATTGGGTCCAGCCTTTTTTAAGACCGATTTTTCAGTTTTTGTTGCCATTTGTAACCTCCGCGAAAGGTTTGCCGGTTTCTGCGTGTGTTGCGATTTTGCCAGTGAAGTCCTGCCAGCGCTTGACGATCACGTCGCAGTAATGCGGTGACAGCTCCATCATGTATCCTGTTTTCTTTTTGGTTTCGCACGCCAGAAGTGTTGAGCCTGATCCGCAAAAAAGATCAAGCAAATTCTGACACTTATCACCGTATTCTTGAATGCACCATTCTGCAAGTTTGACGGGCTTTTGTGTTGGATGAACGCGCTTCTGTCCGTGTTCACTTGCTTTAACCATGCCGTTCCACATGTGCTTGAAAATTCGAACGGCTGTCTTTTGATTTGTCCATGCCAATTCTGCATCTGCAAAGTTTCCGGTGTTCTCTTTGTCCCAGACAATCCAGCACGATGAATTTTCTAAGGCGTTAGCATAGTAGTTTCCGCCCCAGATAATCTCAACCTTGGCGCTTAATGTCTTGATGACTTGAATGGCCTCAAGAGCCACATCGATTGTGTCGTCACCAGCAATTGGCGCATAAAGATTCGCCTTAACTATGTTCGTGGCACCGACGGTGCCACGACTGTCTTTTGACCCAAAGGGTTTATCTCCACCAACCTTCGATCCCTTGACAATGCTGATGCCATAAGGAGGGTCGGTGTAGACCATATCCACAGTCGCGCCATCCATGAGCTTGTCCACCGCATCGATGCTGGTCGAATCGCCACACATCAGTCGGTGCTTGCCAAGAATCCAAACATCGCCAAGCACAGTGACTGGTTGCTCTGGCACTTCTGGGACCGCATCCTCGTCAGTTTTGCCAGGTTCAATTTCCTCTGGCATCAAGGCTGCGATCTCATCGGCTGTGAAGCCTGTCAGATCAAGATCAAAGTCCATGCCCTGCAACTCGCTGAATTCCAAAGCGAGAAGCTCATTGTCCCATCCGGCATTAAGCGCCAGTTTGTTGTCGGCAATGACGTAGGCGCGTTTCTTGGCATCTGACCAGCCTTTGGCCACCATGACCGGAACTTCGGTCATCTTGAGGCGTTGGGCTGCGAGGGTACGACCGTGGCCAGCAATGATGCTGCCGTCCTCATCCACCAGGACGGGTGTGGTCCAGCCCCATTCTTTGATGCTGGCTGCCAGCTGGCTGATCTGTTCGTCGGAGTGGGTGCGGCTGTTGCGTGCGTAGGGCGTGAGCTTGTCGATGCTCCAGCGTTCGACTTTATCTGCGGGATTGTGGGTTTTTGTGGTCATGCTGCATTGTCCT